CTCGAAGTTATACTACTAATTAAAAAATTAGAACTTATAGTATCTCCTACCGCAAAACTTGTAGCACTAGCAAGTGTTATTTTCTTTGCTCTAACATCTGAAGCGAAATAGTTAGTTGGTACAGAAATTTTTACTCCTTTAAGATCATAAGATCTTTTAGGAATACTTGATCCAAATGCTTCAGCATCTAACTTAGTACCAATATAAGCAGTTAATGGATATTCTAATTTATCTGTTATTTGAGATTCTATAATACCACAATATATATTATTAAAAACTTTATAATCAGGATCAGAAACATCTCCTCCTGTTCTTGTAACTTTTACTTCCCAATCTTTAAAGGGTTGATAGGCTTCAGTATCTATACCAAAAGTATGAACATATTTTGAACTACATTTACCAGTAAAACCTGTTCTATATGCTGGAATAGTTTGTACCCCTGCATCATTTGTATATATAAAATCGATATCAAATGAAACTGTTGTTGGTAGTGTATCTCCTTGATTATCACCCTCTTTATCAACTTTATACATGGCATCAGTAAAAATTGAAACTTTAAGATAATCAGTTAATGATCGTTCTATGCTTCCTGTAGTAATTTTTAAATATTGTGGGGTATCTAACTCTAATTTACCATTTCCAGAAAAATCTTGAGTAATAGCTGCAGTAGAAAAATCAGTTAAAAAGCTTTTAGGAATACCTTGATCTTGAGTTCCATATCTTTCTATACCTTCATAACCTTTAAAATTATATTCAGCAGTATTTTTCTCTCTTACTCTAGTTTCATTAAAAAATACAGAAGCTGCACCATCTACTAAACCTACAATTTCTCCTTCAGATACAACATCAATTACCGCAGCTTTATGTCTAGCGAATAAAGTATCATCCCACTCGACAGCACCTCCACCAGCACCTTTCTTAGATCCTATGATTATTGGTTTTTTTATTTCTTCTGTCATAATATCATACCACTTCCTGTTGGGTTAGAACCAGTATTACCTCCAGGGGCAGGAAATCCTGGACCCCCTCCTGTAGTAAGAAAATACCATGATCCACCTGAAGCGGAAACAAATATTCGAGTCAAGCCTGGAACTCTTGAAGTTTCTTGATTTGATTTTATACTTGCGCTAATTACTGCACCACCTACAGTTAATCTTCCATAAAGAATAGGAATTGGAGTTCCTTGTTTTGCTGAATTTACTGCACCATCAAATAAATAACTTTGTTTATCATCTTCTGTACCTGAATCTATGGGTGGAGCAAGCATTTGTGCAACACCTCCCACCATTAAAGAGGCTCCCATCATCATTGTTGCTTGAGTAAGAAATCCTTGTGCTGCTATTGCACTTCCTAATGTATGTTCACCCCATAATATTCCTTGTGCCGCTAATTCTGCTGCTGTTAATTCAGTACCTACCGTAGCAAAAGCACCACTTGCCCAACCTGCTGTTATAAATAATGCTGCTCCCATCATAATCATTCCCATTGCACGACTTTTTCCACCTTGTGGAACTGGTACAAAAGTATAATCATCTCTCATTGGACTGGGGTATAATAAGCCTTCCTCTTGTTGAATTCCTTGATCACCTATAATAACTTCATATCCTATACCCTTCTCTCCTGTATCTAAAAAATATTTTCTAAATCCTTTTCTTTGAGCATCAATAGCACGTACGGCTTCTGCTGGCGTTTTTACATTCAAATGCCAAACTTTACCGAACTTTTCTCCAAGTTCGCCCTCTAAATTAATTCTTCTAACAGTATTTTTCATGTCTTAGTACGTGTGTTGTAAATTGTCTATAATGTTGACCATACATCTCTCTACATGATAAGCGTGAAACTAAATGATGTAAAATTTTATTGTCTCCTATATAAATAGCGCAATGATTTGATATAGGAGCTCTAATATTCATTAATATAGCATCATGAAGTTTTAAACTGCCGTCTTCTATTCTTTTAAAGCCGTTTACTTCATAATTCTCTACATAGTAATTTTTTCCTTTTTCCCAGAAATCCCATTCATATCCATTATCTTTATTCCATTGAGGTACTTTAAGTATTATATCGCATGCTTCTCGATAATAGTCCTCAACTAACGTAAAACAATCTAGTAATCCATACATAAATTGCCTTCCTATTAAGTCTGGTTTTTTATTTTTTGATTTGATTTCTTGCCAACGTACACTAGGATAGGATACTATTAACCAATCTTCTCCCATTACATCACAAGCTGCATGATCTAATACACTTGGAGTAGGAGTACCGTTGGGATGACTGTGTACAATATATTTTATATCTCCTTTCTTAGAAATTCTATAATAATCTTTGGGATTCATCATGAAATCTTCTAAAGGATTTTCTGCTAAATTAGTACAAGAATGAAACCTTTCCTTTCCTGCTTCTATAGTGACTATTCCGCATGCTTCGTTTGGATATTCTAGTTTGATATGCTGTAATATTTGTCTTTTTATATGTTCTTCTATCATGAGTAAGTCACTGCTCCTGGAAATCCTCCGTATGGTAATGGAACATCATCAGGTGAACCTGCGCCTCCTCTACATACAGCTATCAAAACTGCGGGAGACGATGGAGACCCACCACTAACAGTTACTGCGGGAGGGGTTGTATAACCCGAACCTGCATTTGTAATAGTAATCGCATTTATAGCACCACCACTAACAGTACAAGTAGCTGTTGCTGTAGTTCCTGATGGAGGGGCTGCTATTGTAATAGTAGGAGCTGAAGAATATCCTACACCTAATACCTGATAACCAAGGGCTGTATTTCCTAGTACTGCTTCTACACTTCCAGCATTTGGATTATATCCATATCTCATTCTGCATGAAGTTAATCGTTTTCCACAAATATCTCCAACTTCCCAATCAGCAGTTGCGACTCCTGGTCGCCGAGGTGCATCAGAAGTATGTGTTCTTAAACATTTAAATAGTGTATTTCTAGTTTTAGAAATTAAACCACCAGATGTATAAGAATCAAATCCAGAAGGATCTGGAGAAATAACAGTAATTAAAGTATTACCACCTGATTCTGAAACCGCACTTATTTTTAAATGAATTTTTTCATGATCCCAGACAGCTACTGCTGATCCTCTAACATTTATATAATCATCTACTGAAAAACCCAAACTAGTTCCTTCTGTAGTATATCTTGAATGTGTTGAATCTACAGAAGCAGCTGCATCAACTGTATAATCTGCTGCTAAAGGTCTGTAATATTCTACAAAATAATCTTTAGTGTATGATGTTGCATCTGCCCATACACTATATGTAGTAGCTCCATGAGAGCCTGCATTAATATAATTATCATCTACATCTACATATATCTTTTGTGAAGTTGTACTACTATTATTATCAGTAATATCTTTTGTGGAGTCAGTAGGCCAATCGCAGCCACCAACTGTTGAATCTTTATATTTCCAAGGACATCGTGCAGCAACTATTCTTCTACTTGGTAATAATACCCCTTGAACATCAAAATTTGTAGTAAGTTCGAACTCTACCATTATTTGATTTTCAGAAACTAATCTTTCTACATAATATATTTCTTTTGGAAATTCTACAGGTGGATTTTCTAATAAATATTTTGCTAAAGTTTTTCGTCTAATTACTTTTGCACCTAATAAATCATTATGATTTGTATTATAAATAGTAAAATCTCTATTTATATTTGCAAATCTAATAGTTGGTCTAGGTAAAGCTCCTTTAGTTCGACGCTCATAACCACTAAATTCGAAAGGAAAAGGAGTATAAGTAACTAAAGAATAATCCGATGCTGTTGTTGATCCCCAGCTAGATTCAGCATCTGGACTATACATTTGTATACTTCCATATGAATCTGCGGGTGGTTTTGTACCATCATGAAAATATAATTTATCAGTACCTGCTCCACCTAAATCACTATTAGCAAGATAAATCTCAAAAAGGGTAACAATCGCATTACCTGAAGCAGTTTCTTCTGCTGAAGGCGCTTGTTCTTGTAAATCTACATTTAATAACTCGTTCATTATTCATAAACCCTCGTAAAAGTTGCTGTTGCACTCCAATAATCCCCAAAATCATGAGTTTTATTCCACGAACTACAAATTACTTTTAGGGCTAATTCATCACTAGAAGTTACATCGGTTTCTGATGTTACTCCAGGAGACGCATAATATTGTTGATTTACTGTAAATGTAAAAGCTGTTACTCCGCCTTTTGATTCAAAAAATGATATAATATGATCTATTTCTCCTTTATCTCTTGTTTTAAATGATACATTAATAGTTTC